AATATGGTATGATGAAGATCATGAAATATATAAATCAACAAAAAGACATACATAATTTACGAAGCACCTACAAAATGGGTGCTTTTTTCATGCAAAGATTTAGGACGCTTAGCTCAGATGGTCAGAGCAGTCGGCTCATAACCGATCGGTCCGGGGTTCGATTCCCTGAGTGTCCATTTTTACACCTAAATGGCGATCCAATAAATCCACGATGCGGGACGCAAAAAACTCATTTGTAAAAAAAGTTGTATTTACGTGGAAGATACAATGTGCGAATGGCTCTAGAGTTAATAAAGAAAGTGCGTGAACGATGGCGCACAGGTGGTTTTTAAGGAGCAAAACTTTACAACCGTAATGGGTCTTCTGTGTTCTGTCCTATACAAAAAATAATTATTCTAAGAACACGGTGTGCCCGGCATGGCACATAAAATATATTGCTACGGGCTAAGCCCGTATGGAGAATTGGCAGACCGGGTAATGCAGCTGATTGCTAATCAGTACACCCTACGGGGTGCGGAGGTTCGAGTCCTTCATTCTCCGTTGTAGAAAAGGAGGTAAGTATGCAGAAGGTAAATGTATTAGGAACAGAGTACACGATCAAAATGGATGTGCCACAGGAAGACATGCCTCTAGAAGGTGACGGATGTATGGATCATTCGATTAAAGAAATATGGATCGCAGACTTTGGAGAAAGCGATAGAGACAGTATCAAGGATCTGGACTCTTACAGGAAAAAAGTTCTGCGACACGAAATTGTTCATGCGTTTCTGTACGAAAGCGGTCTATGGAACAATAGTGGAAATGTGAAAGCATGGGGACAGTCAGAGGAGATTACGGACTGGATCGCACTGCAATTTCCAAAGATGTTGCAGGCATTTATTGATGTGGACGCTATTGACCTGCCGGAGGGCAATATTGTAACGAAAGAAGTCACAGTTGATTCAAGCAAAGTTGCTAAAGCTGTAATGGAAAATGTAAAGAAGCAACTTGGAGAACGCACATATTATCCAAGAGGGTGTTCATGAAACTGTATTTATTAGATTTGAATAGACATATGACAGAAGCATGGAAAAAAACATTTCAATACCAAAATGTTGAGATTGTTACTAGTGATTTTCAAGTTTTCATAAAAGAGTATAAACCAGAGGCAATCGTAGCGCCTGGAAATAGTTTCGGAATTATGGATGGCGGACTGGATCTTGAGATAAGAAATTATTTTGGAATGAAAGCGCAAGAAGACTTGCAAAAAAAAATACAGAAAGATTGGTATGGAGAACTGCCGCCTGGAAGTGCAACGACAGTAAAAGTTGGAGGTAAGTATCTTGTATATGCCCCTACAATGAGAATACCAGAAATAATTATGGATAAATCTGTTATTTATAGTTGTATGAGAAGCAGCCTTATTGAGCTGAAAAAACTCGGAGTACAGACAGCCATGATCCCAGCGTTTGGAGGGGCAACAGGGGCGGTGATGTACGAGGAAATAGCGAAATGTATGCGGTATGCATATGAACAGATATTTTTGAACCAGACAGCACCACTTATAACGAATTTAGAACAGCTAAGTTATAACGAAGATGAAGTTAGTGCGTGGATTAGACAGATGGGAAGATAACAAGAGGTGAAAGAAAAGTGCCACGAAGTAGAAGCCCGGATTCAATAAAAGCAGAACGGATGTATAAAAGCGGAATGAATCTGGTAGATATAGCAAAAGAAATCGGAAAGCCCCCTGGGACCGTGAGACGGTGGAAAAGTACACAGGGATGGGATAGCGAACGTTCGGGAAAGAAAGCGAACGTTCGGAAACAGGAAACAGAACAGAATAGTAAGAAAGTAGAAGCCATTGCACCGGAGGTACAGGAAGTAATAAGCAATCCTGATCTGACCGATAAGCAACGGCTTTTTTGTTTGCAGTATGTACGATGCTTTAATGCTACCAAAGCATATCAGAAAGCATATAGAAGCAGCTACATGGTTGCAAACGCAGAAGGATACAAACTCCTCGTAAATCCTCGTGTCAAAGCGGAAATACAGCGTCTCAAGCAGAACCGCCTAAACCGGGAGATGCTCAGCACAGAGGATATCTTTCAGAAGTATATAGATATTGCCTTTGCGGATGTTACGGACTTCACGGACTTTGGTAACGTAGAGATCAATACAGAAAACGGCCCTATGACGGTGTCGTATGTAAATCTAAAAGATTCCGGGGAAGTAGATGGCACTCTGATAAACGAGATTTCAAAAGGGAAAGACGGGGTTAAGGTAAAGCTGCCGGACCGGGAAAAGGCCCTGCGGTGGCTGTCGGACCATATGGACCTTGCGACAGCGGAGCAGAAAGCAAAGGTAGCCTTGTTGACTGCACAGAGAGATAAAATCACCGGGAACAATCAAGAAATTGAAGATATGGACGACATAGAGGGTGAAATCTATGAAAAGTAAGTATAAAAAGAAAAAGACGATACACTTTAATTTCTCTGAAAAGCATAAAAACTATATCCGAAAATGTGAGAACTGTACCTTCAACATAGCAGAGGGGGCGGTAAGAGCAGGAAAAACGGTAGACAATGTATTTTCGTTTGCTCACGAGATTAAAGATACAAAGGATCGTATTCACCTTGCGACAGGATCTACCATGGCAAATGCAAAGCTGAACATTGGAGACTGTAACGGCATGGGGTTAGAGTGGATCTTTCGTGGACAGTGCCACTGGGGAAAGTATAAGGACAATGAGGCGTTGTTTATCAAAGGACCTGCGACAAAGAATCGGCAGCGGATTGTGATTTTTGCAGGAGCAGCAAAGGAAGACAGCTATAAAAAGATCCGTGGAAACTCCTATGGGTTTTGGATTGCTACGGAGATCAACCTGCATCATATTAATACGATTCGTGAGGCGTTCAATCGTCAGCTTGCGGCCCAAAACAGAAAAATCTTCTGGGACCTGAACCCGGACAATCCGAACGCCTTTATCTATACGGACTATATAGACAAATATGCGGCACTGGATGAAGACGGCACGCTCCTGGGTGGATTCAATTACATGCATTGCACTCTGTATGACAATATCAATATACCAGAAGAAAGAAAACGGGAAATCGAGAGTCAGTATGATCCTAATAGTATGTGGTATTTGAGGGATATAAAAGGACAGCGTGTCATTGCAGAAGGGCTGATTTATAGGCAGTTTGCAGATGATACAAGTGCAAAACTCTATCACTTCCGTAAAGCTGAAAAGCCTATGAATCTCATGCGGATCAATCTTGGAATAGACTTTGGAGGCAGCGGGTCAGGCCATGCGTTTACTGCAACAGGGATTGAACGGGGATTTAATGGTATTGTGGCTCTGGCAGCAGAACGGCACAGATGTGATACCGAGGACATAGATCCGGATAAGCTGGGGCAGTTATTTGTAGATTTCTGCCTAAAGGTAATCAATATCTATGGATCCATTGACGTTGTGTATTGTGACAGTGCAGAGCAAACGCTCATTCTTGGTATCAAGGCTGCGCTTAGAAAGTCCGGGCTTGGATGGATTCGAGTAGAAAACGCCCTGAAAACAGTAATAAATGACCGGATCAGAGCGACTACAAGGCTGATGGCACAGCAAAGGTTCCGTTACATGGATCTGATGTGTGACAGTCTTGTAACAGCCTTATGCAGTGCTGTATGGAATCCAAAGAACCTGACAGAAAATGAAAGACTGGACGATGGAACCAGCGATATTGATAGTCTGGATTCCTTTGAATATACATTTGAGCGTGATATTGCAAACTTGATCCGATATGAATAGGAGGTGAGAACAAAAATATGAAATTTACAAGATTACTGACACTGATAACGGAAGTTCTGAATAAGGATTCCGAGACAAAAATAGATGCGTGTCTGACAAGCCAGATGGCACGAGACATCGAATTATGGTCTCGTATGTACGAAGATAAAGCCCCATGGCTTGAAAAGGATAAAATATATTCCATGGGGATTCCGGCAGCAGTGTCGGGAGAATTGGCAAGATTGGCACTGCTTGAGTCAGAAACCGAAGTGACAGGAGGAACCAGGGCGGACTATCTGAATACGCAATATAAAAAGGCGATAAGATATATACGGCAGCAGTTAGAGTATGGCTCTGCAAAGGGCGGAATGGTACTAAAACCGTATGTCACAAGCACCGGAATCAGCGTGGAATATATACACGGGGATTCCTTTTTCCCGATCAATTTTGATAGTGCAGGGAAAATGACAATGTGTGCTTTTGCAAGCCAGCTGAGAAAAGGACAAAAGATATATACAAAGCTTGAGATACACGAGCTGACAAATGGACTTTTAAGAATCAGTAACCGTGCATTTGTCAGCACCAATGACTTTAGCCTTGGATCAGAAATATCTGTGGGATCTGTGGAGGAATGGTCCGAACTTTCGGGGTCTGTCACATTCTCAGGGATGGACCGACTGCCTTTTGGGTATTTCAAAGTTCCGCTGGCAAACAATTCAGATTCGACCTCACCTCTTGGTGTATCTGTTTTCTCAAAAGCGATTGATCCTATCAGAAAAGCAGATAAAAGATACTCACAAATAGACTGGGAGTATGAGGCAAAGGAAACCGCTGTCCATATCGGTGAATCCATGCTGAAATATGATAAGACGCAAGATCGGTTTATATATCCAGATGGCAAGGATCGGCTATACAGAGGATTACAGTTCAACGCAGGAGCTACGGATAAGCCTTTGCTGGATGTATTTTCACCGGATATTCGAGATTCTTCTTATTATAATGGCTTGAACCATCAGCTACGACTGGTGGAATTTAATTGTAGCCTTGCATATGGGACTTTATCTGATCCGAATAATGTTGATAAGACAGCCGAGGAAATAAAGAGTAGCAAGCAAAGATCTTTTGACATGATCAAAGACATGCAGGGAGCACTACAAGAGGCTCTGGAAGATATGTTGGTTGCTATGGATTTTTACACAAGTATTTATCATCTGGCCCCGGTCGGTTCTTATCAAACTACATTCAACTGGGGTGACAGCATCCTATCCGACAGAGAAAAAGAGTTGGCGGAAATGCAGCAGGACGTGACCGCCGGAATCATCAGAAAAGAACTTTATATCGCAAAAAAATACGGAGTATCCGAAGAAGAAGCGTTAAAGATGATGCCGCAGCAGACAGATGATCGGTTTAACATTCAGGAAGAGTAGGTGATAGCTTATGCTTGATCCGGAATATTTAGATAGTTGTTCAGATCAGCTTCTGGCCCTGATAGATGAACTCACAACCGCAATTATCGGAGACATTTCCCGCCGGATTGTAAAGACAAAGCAGATCACAGACACGTCAAAGCATCAGGCGTATGTTTTACAGAACTCAGGAGTTGTCTATCAGGACGCAATCAAACGGATTGGCCAAGTGTCCGGGTATACAGACCGGGAAGTTAAGCGGTTGTTTGAAGAATCCGGGGTAAAAAATATAAAAAATGAATCCGTGATCTACAAACGTGCAGGAAAAAAACCGATCGAATTACACCAGTCGGAAGAAATGCAGAAGATTTTAAATGCAAACTTCCGGAAGACCAAAGGAGAGATTAGCAATCTTACTCTAACGACCGCAAACAAGGCGCAGAGTGCATATATAAACGCCTGCAATAATGCCATGCTAAAAGTGCAAACGGGGGCGTTCAGCTACGATAAGGCCATAGCAGATGCGATCAAAGAGGCGGCAGTACAGGGCACAGAAGTTTTGTATCCTAGCGGGCACACAGATAAGTTGGACGTAGCAGTCAGGCGCAGTGTACTAGCCGGGGTCAACCAATCGGCTGGGCAATTAAACCTGCAATATGCCGAAGAAATGGACTGTGACTATGTGGAAACCACAGCTCACAGTGGGGCCAGACCGGAGCATGAAGTATGGCAAGGGAAAGTCTTCTGTCTTTCTGGGAAAGATTCTAAGTATCTTCCGTTTTACGAAAGCACAGGATATGGAACAGGGCCAGGACTGTGTGGCTGGGGCTGTCGACACAATTTCCATGCATTCATACCTGGGATATCTGTTCCTGCGTACACGGATCAGATACTTAAGGAGTATCAGGCGAGAAGTTATACATATAATGGAAAGAACTACACAGAATATGAAGTTTCGCAGATGCAACGTTTACGTGAGCGGCAGATCAGGAATACAAAGCGCAAGCTGACCGGATATGATGCCGGGATCAAAGCAGCAGACGGTGACGATGTGTTGAAAGGCACATTGCAGCAGCGTTTTGAATCTGAATCTGTGCGGCTCAAAGAGCAGGAAAAGAAGCTAAAAGAGTTTTGCAGACAGACGGGTCGCCGGGTAGAATCCGCAAGGACTCAGGTTCATGCGATCATGGACAATAGCGGCAATATTGTGGGATTCAACCGGAGTGTGGCACAAAAAGCTGTATGGGCGAACAAACGGTATCAAAAGGTAGAAAACAGTAGTATAATAAAGGTATCAGACAAACAGTTCGGTAAAAAGATTGGAAAACATACCAAAGAATACGGTCTGAACCCTAAGAGTACCAAGGACAGACAGACTATGCGGCATACCATTTTAGACATTGTTGAAAATGCCAGTGAGGTCAGAAGCGGAGAATGGAGAGGCCAGGCAGGGGAGACTTTCTTCTATATAAAAGGGAAAGACGTTGTTGTGGCAAAAGAAAGTGGAGAATTTGTCACAATACTGAAAGGAGGAATTGACAATGTTAGGGTTAAGAACGCAAGAAAGCGATAAATTCAATAGGTTCTGGGAGCTTGTGCAGATGGAGGCAAAAAGCCAAGGCAAGGTATTCTTTGCTGACTGTGGAGAAGGGAATATCTTAGAGACTCCTGATTTGGAATGTGAAGATATGCGAGGATGGCTGATTCCAAAAGAGAAAGCCAAAGAATTTGAGACGGAATGGCAGCAGGGGCAAGTATCTGACAAATGGACAGAATTTATTTTTTGGGCGGAATGGTCTGAAAATGACGGAAATATCAAGATAAGATTTGAAACCTACTAAATACTACCTGATAAAATCTCAGGTGGTATTTTTGCCCATTTTGAAAGGAGAATCACATTGGTAGAAAAAAGTTTCATTAACAAAAAGGACAGTGAAATCTGCATGTCAAGAGATGAGTATAACCAGCAGATCGCTGAAACTCATGATAAATACATGATGAAGATAGACACATTAAAAAATGAAAATAAGCAGTTAAAAGCGATGAACCGATTTCTAAATACAGCACTTGTGGAGGCCTTAAATTATCTAAAAGAGGAAGATTAGAGAGGCGGTGGTCCGATCATCTCCCAGCGGCAGGGATACGCCGTACTGACACGCTCATGGCGTGTTATTTTTATGCAACAAATTAATCGGTCAGGAGATTAGACCTAAAATAGTCCGGTCACTGGTGGATAGTTACACACCTAAAATAACTTAATAGTGATAAAGAAAGGAAGAAGATAATGAACACAGACGATTTAAAATCACAGGGACTAACACAGGAACAGATTGACTTTGTTATGGCTGAACATGGAAAAGTCGTAAATCCATTAAAGTCAGATCGTGACAGTTTTGAGACTCAGCTAAAAGACGCAAAGGCAACGTTGAAAAGTTTTGAAGGAGTGGACATTTCTGAGTTGGAAACCAAGATCAAAGATCTTACAAAAGATTTACAGAAAAAGGATGAAGACCACAACAGAGAGATCCAAGACATGAAATTTAATTCTGCGATCAAAGACGCAATCTTAAAGGCTGGTGGTAAAAATGAAAAGGCAGTAATGGCGATCCTTGACATTGACAGCTTAAAAGAGAGCAAGAACCAGGATCATGACATTGAAGACGCTTTAAAGAAAGCAAAAGAGGAAAACGATTACCTTTTTCAGCCAGAAAAAGAAATTCCAAGGTTTGTGTCAAGCACTCCTGGGGCAACTGGTGAAAATGATGATTTAAAGAGCAAAGCAAACGATGCACTTAGAAGTGTATTCGGGAAAGAATAGGAGGTATATATGGCAGTACATATTACAAGCAGAGCAGACGCAGAGGCAATTATCCGGGAACAGGTGGTAAGTACCATTTTTCAGGATGCACCAAAGCAGTCTGTATTTATGGGGTTGGCCAAAAAGTTGCCAAACATGACAAGCAATCAAACAAGGATCAGGGTTCTTGACTTCTTACCAACCGCTTACTGGGTAAACGGAGATACAGGTATGAAACAGACATCCAACCAGGCGTGGGATAATGTCTATATCAATGCCGGAGAGCTTGCGGTAATCATTCCGATTCCGGAGGCTGTGCTGGATGATGCTGAGTTTGATATTTTTGGAGAGATCACACCGAGGGTCAATGAAGCGATCGGACAGAAAGTGGACAGTGCTATTATCTTTGGGGCAAATCGTCCGGCAGAATGGCAGAATGATATTATCACGTTGGCAAGACAGGCAGGGAATAATGTACCAGTCGGGGCATCTCCTGATTATTACAAGTTAATCATGGAGGAAAACGGTGTCATTGCAAATATAGAGGAATCTGGATATATGGCAACTGGTGCATTGGCTGCCATGGGAATGAGAGCGAAACTTAGAGGTATCAGAGCAACAGACGGAACCCCGATCTTTAAGTCAGATATGCAGGGAACAACGCAGTATGCGCTTGACGGGGCGCCAATGTATTTCCCTCAGAATGGTTCTTTTGATTCTTCTGTAGCCCAGCTGGTTGTAGGAGACTTTAAACAGGCAGTATATTCTATCCGTCAGGATATAACGGTTAAAATCTTAGACCAGGGAGTTATCCAAGACCCTTCCACAAAAGAAATCGTTTATAACCTTGCACAGCAGGATATGGTGGCTTTACGAGTTGTATTCCGAATGGGATGGGCTCTTCCAAATCCAGCAACAAGAATGGACGAAGACCGACTTGGTTGTCCTTTTGCTTACTTGGAGCCAACTGTGCCAGTAACAACGCAGACAGTAACACTGACCGTGAAAGATAATGCAGAAGAAGCACAGCCGATCGAGGGCGTGATTGTGGACGTGAACGGCTCAAGACAAAAAACAGACGCAACCGGACAGGTGGTGTATAACTTGAGAAAGGGTACTTATCCGGCGAAAGTAAAGAAGAATGGATATTCTCAGGTAACGACTACGATCAATGTCGATGTTGCGGCAGTAACACAGGAGATTGTATTGGTCGAAAAGTCTTAAGGAGGTCTACGGTATGGTAGAGTATGCAGACTATAAATTCTATACAGACACTTTTCATGGCAGCACCATACCGGAGGCTGCCTTTTCCTCTGTAATCCTGCGGGCGAGTGTTTATGTAAAGTACATCACGTTCGGTAGGATCGAGGATACAGAGATCCCGGAGGAGGCCCGGATGGCTGCCTGTGCGGTGGCTGAGGTGATGTACCAGGCCGATGCCGCAGGGCAGCAGAAAGAGAAGAAGTCAGAGACGGTCGGAAATGTCTCTGTATCCTATGTAACGGAGCAGCAGGACGGACAAACAAGAGAGGCGGCAGCGGCAAAGAAACAGTATGCAGCTGCTTATCCGTACTTAATCCATACCGGGTTGTTATACAGGGGGTGTCGGTAATGGTTACAAACGCAGACATAACACTCTACAACAAGGTATATGACCGGGATACCGGGACGAACCGCTATTACCGGACAGTCCTAAAAGGCGTGAACTGGCAGGATACCACAGCCGTGCAGCCCACAGACAAGGGGATTGTAAGTGCTGATGTGGCAGAAATCTATATCCCGTTTGCGGTAGAGACGGAAAAGCAGTTCCGGAAACTGAAAAACTTTGTGCAGGAGCCAGAAAAGACGGGATTTTTTACGGTCGAAGCTGGGGACCTGGTGGTCCAAGGTATCGTAGGAGACGAACTGACCAGCGCAAAAGACGAAGAGCGGATGAAAAACACCTATGATGATGTACGGACCATCGCTGTTGTAGAGACGAACGACAACGGCAGCCCGGAAATGCAGCATTGGAAGGTGACGGCTGAATGAAGATAAAAGTCAAGATTGCTCCTGCAAACGTAATCCTTACAGAAAGGAACCTGCAGAAAGGTGGTCCCGGTCAGAGACTTGCTGTGCATGAAGTGCGCAGAATATCGGATGCATACGTCCCTTTTCTCAACGGTCCACTGAAAAATACTGCGATTGAGACAACGTACTGCATAAAGTACATCACCCCATATGCAAAGAAGAATTACGAAGAAAATAAGGGCAAGGGACTGCGTGGAAAACATTGGGACAAGAGAGCGTTTGCCGACAGAGGGCGAGAGGTTCTGGTATCTATTGCGAGGTTTGTAGGAGGAAAGCCAAAATGACGATTGTGGAGGCTATACGGAACATTGTTAAGCAATGCCCGTATCTAGATGAGTATTGCAAAGGGATCGGGGTGGATTACCTGGGTAGTGACACAACGTACTACTCGATAGAATCCGTTCCATCACAAACAGTTTTGAAAAAAGATATTGTCGGAAATACCAAACGGCAACATCTATTTAATTTTGCCAGTCGGGAGCTATACGGCGAAGAAGTGCGGCAGAACCTTGAAAACATCGGGTTCTTTGAGCACTTTTCAGACTGGCTGGAACAATTCTCTGAGGCCGGGGAGTTCCCGGAATTGGAGAAAGGTAAGGAAGCAATAAAAATCGAAGCGATTACGAGCGGTTATGCGTTTGATACGGAGCTTGACAAGGCAAAGTATCAGATTCAGTGCCGCTTTATTTATTACCAGGAAAGGAAGGTATAACATGGCATTAAAAAGTGTAAGACAGAGAAGGATGCAGGCGAACTATCTGGACATTGGGACCGCAGAGGAAGAAAATTTTGTCCTGATGGGGACAGGGTTCACGGACCTTAATGAGGAACCGGGAGCGCAGACCAGTTCAAAACGGTACGTAAACGATGCATCTACCAGCAAGGGAATCACCGGGTACGAGTGGCAGGCACCGTACACAGCAGACCAGATTCGATCAGAAGAGGCGATTGCCTATATCTGTGAGATCGGTGAACTTTTAAAAACAGGAGCAGATGCAGAGACAGACTACGTGATCGTAGATCTGGACCAGAAGGAAAGCGCAGAGAATACCTACCATGCCCGCAAGTTCCACGTGGCGATCGAAGTAGCCAGCTTTGGAAACGAAGATGGAGAAATGAACTGTGAAGGTAACCTGTTAGGTATCGGGGATGTAGTCGAGGGAACATTTAATACCAGCACTAAGAAATTTACAGCGAAAGGCGATACACCCTCTTAAAGCCGTAACCGGGGTGGCGTTGAATAAAACAACGCTGTCCCTTGCAGTTGCGGCGAAAGAGACACTTACGGCAACCGTAGAGCCTGCAGATGCTACAGACAAGACAGTTACATGGTTCAGCACGGATACTGGTATTGCAAAGGTATCTGATACTGGGGAAGTGACCGGGGTTGCAGCAGGGGCCGCGGATGTGACAGTGACAACGACAGATGGAAATAAGACGGCAACCTGCGCCATTACGGTAACAGCAGGAGCATAGAGAAAAAGACAGTGAACATGGAGGAGTAAAGGATATGAACAAGATTTTTAAATGGAATGGGGCAGAGTTTAAATTCTCTGCTCTGGATGCGGATATGATAGAGCGATTTAACAATGTGAAGCAGCAGACGTTTGAAGAACTAATGGAATATGAAAAGAAACATGGGATTGACGGAGCCTTAAATGCAGAGGGTGTCCGGGCAGAATGTAAGATTATTGACCAGACATTTGATAAGTTGCTGGGAGATGGTGCGGCAAAGAAAATGTTTTCTGATACAGACATCCATGAGCGGGTTGCTGCATTTAACAAACTTGTGAACCTGCGAGAGGCACAGGTGGAATCTTATAATAAACTTGTCCAGTCCATGGCAGGTGACTAATGAATATTCTGACGGATCAGCTGCCGGAAACCGTTCTGGTGGCTGGTCAGGAACATAAGATCAATACAGACTTCCGAGTGTCGATCCGTTTTGAGGAGATGATACAGGATAAAAACATCACGGAAGAACAGCGGTTTTTTGTGGAAGATATTCTGAATATCCCGGAGTTTGATGGAGACGAGAAAAAAGCCAGGCTGCTTGCGAAATACAATAGCGGCCTGGTTTTGTATTATCCAGAGATACCGGAGGACCTTGACGGAGCCATTTCACAAATGTTGTGGTTTTATCAGTGCGGGAAAACAGAAGAACAGAAGCAGTCCGGAAAAGGAAAGAAACAGGATCAGATTTATAGCTTTACTCATGATGCGGATTATATCTATGCTGCATTTATGGAACAGTACGGCATAGATCTGAACGCTGTCGAATTGCACTGGTGGAAGTTCTCGGCCATGTTCGCCGGATTAAAAGAAGACTGCTTAATATCGAAAGTGATGGGATACCGGGCAGCAGATACCGCAGGTATGGATAAGGAACAGAAAAAGTTCTATAAGAAGATGAAAGAAATATATAAGCTACCGGAGAATGTGTCCGAAGAAGACAGGATGTTGGAAGAAGAGGTTACGCAGGCCCTTTTGAGCGGTGGGGACCTAAGCAATATTTTATAAATAAAAACACTGTAACACAGAGGTTGCAGGGGAGCGGAACTCTACGCCCAGGAAGATAGAGACGTGAACATAGAAGACAGACGCAGGCAAAAAAGAAAGGAGAATATATGCCTGACGGAAGTATTGAAATCGAAGTTGAGTTAAATTCGGAAAAAGCCGAAAAAGAACTCAAACAACTATCGAGAACACTGGACACAGAGACGAAAAAAGCGGCGAAATCCGCAGAAACTGCGACCAAGCAGGCGGCAAAGTCCGCAGAAACCTCTGTAAAACAAGCAAGCAAAACAACAGAACAGGCGGCAAAAAAAGCCGGGAAGACAGCGGAAACAGCCGCAAAGCAAGCCGGAGAGAAAGCCTCGCAGAGCACGAAAAAGGCCGGAGAGGAACAGAAGCGGTCTTATAAGCAAACGGAGGCACAAGCGAAGAAAAGTGCGGAAAATGCAGAGAAATATTGGTCTGGTGCTGCCAGCAAGATAAAACCTGCGGTATCTACCGGAATGAAAGCAACCGGAGCCGCAGTTATTGCGGGCGGTGCGGCATCTTTGAAAGCAAGTATTTCGTTTGAAAGTGCTTTTGCTGGTGTAAAAAAGACAGTAAATGCCACGGATAAAGAACTGAATATCATGCGAAAAGACATTTTAAATATGTCGAAAGAGATGCCAACCTCTGCAAATGAGATCGCAGGGGTAGCAGAGGCAGCCGGACAGCTTGGCATTAAGACGAAGAATATCGCAGGATTCTCTAAAACCATGGTTATGCTTGGAGATTCTACGAACATGTCCGCAGATACGGCGGCAACCTCTCTGGCAAGGCTGGCAAACATCACACGGATGCCACAGACGCAGTTTGGACGGCTGGGATCTGTAATTGTAGATTTAGGAAATAATCTGGCCACAACAGAGCAAGAGATTACGGATATGGCTCTTAGACTTGCAGGAGCTGGACATCAGGTTGGAATGTCAGAAGCAGATATACTTTCCTTTGCTGGGGCGTTATCTTCTGTAGGGATCGAGGCAGAAGCTGGTGGAACGGCATTTTCTACCCTAATGTCGAAAATGAATCTTGCAACTACCAAGGGCGGTGACGAATTAAACGACTTTGCGAAAGTGTCTGGCATGACGGCGGATCAGTTCAAAAAGGCATTTAAAGAAGATGCAGCAGGAGCTATTATTTCCTTCATCCAAGGCTTGGATAAGGTAAATAAGAGTGGCGGCAGTGCAATAAAAGTCCTGGACGATATGGGGCTTTCCGATATCCGTATGAGGGATGCACTGTTAAGAGCAGCGGGAGCATCTGGGACATTTACAGAAGCCTTAAAGATCGGCAATAATGCGTGGAACGAAAATAAGGCCCTTACGAACGAAGCTGGGCAGCGGTACAAGACGCTAGAAAGTCGGATCAAAATACTTGGAAATAAGTTTACTGCGCTCGGAATTGCAGTGGGAGATGAACTCAAAGGACCGCTTGCGGATGGAGTGGCAGCGGCATCGGATGCAATCGGAGGATTAGCGGACCAGGTAGAAGCCCATGGGCTTAAATCTATCATCCCGAAAGAGACGATTACCACGGTCAAAAATCTTGGCTCTGCGGCAAAGACAGTCGCAGGGGGCGGTCTGAAAGTCCTTGGGGCATCTGCAAAGTTCCTCGGGGAAAATATACAAACTGTACTTCCGTTGGTAACAAGCCTTTTAGTTACATTTAAAGGGTATAAAGCAATTACAGCTACGGTTGCGACTTTCCGGACTATGCAGACAGCAATGACCGGAGCAAGTACCGGCATGACTTTACTTGGAACGGCAGTTAAAATCTTTACTGGACACACAATGGCTGCAACAACAGCAACGGGAGCCTTTAATGCGGCATGTACTGCCCTTGGTGGACCCATCGGCATGGTCGTACTGGCAGCAGGGGCCTTGACAGCAGGGATTGCAGCATATGCAATAGCGACGAAAGGAAGTAAAAAGGAAAGCGATGACGCAGCCCGATCAATACAGAATCTAACTCAAAAGAGAAAAGAGCTTTCAAAAGAATATCAGCAAAATGAAAAAGAACGTAAAAGCAATATATCTTCTGCAAAGGATGAAGCAAATACCACCCAGTTTCTTTTTGCAAGGTTGAAAGATCTAAACAAGATTCAAGGAAAAACAACGGCTCAGAAACAAGAAATGGCCCGGATTGTTGATGAGCTAAATGAAAAACTGCCAGATTTAAACCTTCATTATGACAAAGAAAAGGATAAGCTCGACAAAACGACAGAATCAATCAGAAAGCAGATTGATGCACAGAAAGACCTTCTTCTTGCAAAAGCAGAACAGAAAAATATGGAGAGTCTTGCCGAAGACATTGTTTCTCAAGAAAAGCAAGTAGCTTCTGCTAAAAAAGCCGTTGGAAAGGCCACAAAGGAACAGACAAAGGCTCAGGATGAATTAAACGAGGCTGAACAAAAGTGGAAAGATGCTGGCGGAAGCAAACTCATTACAGAGTATAACGATTACATTGTTGCAAGGGATCACCTAAAAGAAAAAAAGAAGTTGCAGGGCGAGGCCAACGATGAGTTAGAAAAAGAAAAGAAAAAGCTGGATGAATTAAACAGCAAATACGATAAAACTGCTAAAAGCTACAATACAAAAATGAATCTTCCGGATATCACAAAAGATATCACAGAAATGTCGAAAAAGGCGAAGATAAAAGGAAGTGAAATAAAAAAATCTTTGCTTGAAGGCATTGCGAGTGGGAAATATGCAAAGCCGAAAAATGGGGACGATCTAAAACAGCTTATTAATTTAGATGGTCTAATGAAAGATGCCAAAAATGCAGGACTTAAAATACCGGAGTATTTGAAATCAGGCATCTCAAACGGAAGTATTTCATTTAAAGAAGCCGTTACACAGCTAGAAAATGGATTAAATTTTCAAAATCTTTATGAAGCAGCTTTTGGAAAAGGTGCGGAGATTCCGAGGGGGTTAGCAGAAGGAATCCGTAGAACAGTCAATGGGATGAAAGCCCTTGTTCAGTTTAATGATTTACAGACAAAAGGTCTGAAAGCTGGCGTTCAGATACCTTCTAAGATTGCAGAAGGTATTGCATCAGGAAAAATAAAGCCAAGTGAGGCTGTAAAGCAGATGCAAAGTCTGATTGATTTCAGTGATGCGGTCAAGAAGTCAGGGAAGGCCGGAGATGATGCAGTCAAGTCCCTTGTTAAATCGGTAAATAACGGTAAAACATCTCCAAAAAAAGCCATGGAAGAATTGGCAAAGCTTATGGGAGATGTCGGAGAAAAAGAGGCTGGAAAAGCTGGGAATAAAACCGGGAAGAAGATCGACGACAGTACAGCTGCGGGCGTGGATAAAAACAAAGGAAAGATCAAGACCGCGACACAGGGCGCAGTAGATAATGCGAAAACCGTAGATACTAGCGGATTTAATTCTTTAGGTTCAAGCATCGCTTCTGGAATCGCTGCCGGAATCGGAGGTAATGCAGGAGTTGTTGCAGCGGCAGCAGTCAGTGTTGTAAACCAGGCACTGGCAGAGGCAAAGTCTAAAAAAGGCGCAGACGTCAACTCACCTTCTAAAAAGTTTAGGGATAAACTAGGAACGGCGATTCCAGAAGGTCTTGCAAAAGGTATCTATAAAGGATCGGGAGCTGTCACCAAAGCATCTGTTGCTATGACACAGGCCACTTTAAATGCAGCAAGAAAAGATCTCGGTATCCATTCCCCGTCTTTAGTATTTAATAAAGCCATTGGAAAATATATTCCTCTTGGAATGGCTTTAGGAATTGAGAAAAACGCCGGGAAAGCAGCAAAAGCGGCAATGAAGGTGATAAATGTCACAATAGGTGCTGCGAAGAAAGGCATCCCGTCACCAGGGAAGATGTTCAAAATCCTAAAAGGTGAGACGATCCCGAAGGGCATCGCTAAAGGCGTCAGAGAGGGGCAGAGTGAGCTTGTAGCAGAAATGCAAGGTGTCATTTCTACGGCACTGTCTGCGGCAAAGAATGCTACATATAAAGGAAATTACTCCGAAATAGGTAGTAACCTTCTTAGTGGCCTGAGTGACTCTCTGAGTATTGCTAAACAACGTTCATCAGAGACGATACAGGAAATCGTTGACCAAGCATACAACAAACAGGTAAAAGCAAGCGAAAAGGCCGAAGCGAAGCTGCAGAAAAGAATAGATAAGCTTGGCAGCAAAAAGGAAAATAAGAAAAAGAAAGCAAAGCTTAAACAGGAGTTAAAGGATCTTAAAGCTGCGAATGCAAAGAAGGAAAAGCAGCTAAAAGAGGCCGGAGAAAAGGCCGCAAATGCTTATAATACCGCCTTTGAGAAAGAAGCTGACCGCCTTACCAAGATTGCTGAGGAGAAGATCCAGGAGCTTTCAGAGAAGTACCAGGAACAGTACAACGAGATCAAGAGCCTGCGGGACAATCTTACAAGCAAGCAACAGAGTTACGGCAGTCTTTATGATCTGGACCAGAACCTCTATGACATAGAAGACTACCAGAAACGCCTGAAAGCCTTGGAAAACAAAATTCCTGATTCCATGATGCAGCGTATCCTTGGCATGGATGTGGAAGAAGGGCGACAGTATATGGCCTGGTTCCAGTCCCTTACGGCGGCAGAGCAGAAAGCCTACACGGACAAGTGGAACAAACAGCAATCCATGGCAGAAAGCTTTTCAGAGGCCTTCTTTAAAGACGACTTTGAGAAGATTAATAAGGAATATCAAGCAGCAATAAAAAAAGAAACAGATAATCTGAATGCCGAGTTGAAAAAGGCCGGGGCTAACGTTGCTAAAGGTTTGGCAGCTGGAATAACCGGAGAAACCCGGAATCTGAGCAAAGCCATGAAAAAGCTTTGCAAAGATATTGTAAAAGCCGCAAAAAAAGAACTGAAAATAAAATCCCCATCTCGTGTATTCGCCCAGATCGGAAAGTTTATGATCCAGGGAGCGGAAAAGGGGCAGGAGAAAGAAGCACCGAAGCTTTACAGACAGGTAGAGACGGTAGCGGATACCATGGCGGCACGTTTTGCAAAGGCGAAACTAAATATACCGGAGTTACAGAGCAGGATGCAAACAGCGGTGTCAAGGCAGATGGGCAAGATCACAGCGAGTGTGCAGCCGCAGATTGTATATGCCGGAGGCGGCGGTACAACGACAATCGAAAAGACAGTCTATACCGGGCCGGAAAAGATAGAGGTTGTAACAAACATAGAGGGCCGAGAGGCGGCAAGGACGCTGGCCCCGTTTATGGACAGCCGATTGAATAGTATGGCCGATAGAAAGGCAAGAGGAGGTGTATAGATGGAAGACAGAGGAACGTTGGGTGTGCAGCTTGGAGGAAAGCACACCTTGAAAGATTGGAATCTGGGGTGGTTGTCGATCACACTGGGATTCCCAGAGGCAAAGACATATGAGCAGGATATACCGGGGGCTGACGGCTCCCTGGATCTGACAGAGGCAATGACACCGGGTGATGTAAAGTATAAACCCAGGTCTATTACAATGGAGTTTGATATGCTGGATGCGGATTATTTTGATTGGAACGCAAAGATTTCAGAGATTGCAAACTACCTGGTGGGACAGAAGTTTAAAATTTTTCTGGACAGTGATCCGGCGTTCTATTACATGGGACGCCTAAAATTGGATACTGAGAAGTCGGAGAAAGCAGAGAGCAAGATCACTATCTCCGGGGAGGTTGATCCGTACAAATATGAAAAGTACAGTAGTCTGGAGGATTGGACCTTTGACGATTTTAATTTTGAAACGGGCATCATCCGTGAGTATAAGGATCTGCAGATAGATGGCAGCTATACACTCTATATCCCAGGCCGCAGAAAGAAGATCGTTCCGGTGATCGTGTGTTCTGCAGCAATGCAGGTAACATACAATGAGAAAACGTACAGTCTCCCGGCTGGAAAGTCAAAGGTATTTGAAATTTGGTTGGGTGAAGGAGACAACTATCTTACTTTTACAGGTACAGGCACGGTATCCGTGGATTACAGAGGAGGAAGTTTGTGATGTATAGAGTTCTATGTGATGGAAAGGTGCTGCACGATGTGCGGGACGAAGACTATATGCTACTGGGGCCAAAAGTGGCTTTAGAGCTTAACAAAACCGGGAACTTTGATTTTTCAATTCTCCCACGGCATCCGAATGTAGATGTTATCAATAAGCTGAAATCAAAAATTGAAGTCTATGAGGATTCAGAACTATTGTTTTCGGGCAGATCCTTAACGGATGAAATAGATTTTCAGAGGACCGGGCAAGTTTCCTGTGAGGGGGAGCTTGCTTTTTTGTTAGATTCCGTACAGCGGGCGCACACATACGGAAGCGAATCTTCGGAAGTGCATAAGGCAGATAACAATATAGATATTTTCAAAGCCCTTATTGCAGAACATAATTCACAGATGGGAGCAGAAAAGCAATTCACGATTGGGACCATAGATATTGATAGTGTCCCGATTACAAAATTATCTACGAATTATGAAACAACATGGGATTTTATAAATACAAATTTTATAGGGAAATATCCTGGATATTTGCGTGTGCGGCATGAAAACGGCATCCGCTATCTGGATTATGTGAAGCAGTATGGAAAAGTGAGCAATCAGGTGATCCGGTTCGGAGAAAATTTGCTGGACCTTAAAAAGTACACTAAGGCAGAAAACATAAAGACTGCAATCATTCCGGTTGGTGGAAATGGTGTTACAAACATTGCTTCTGCAAACGGCGGGAAATATTATATCTATAACCAGGAGGCGGTTGATCTCTATGGATGGATCTACGAAAAGGTGGATTTTCCGGATGCCGTTGATCCGAAAGACTTGCTTGCAAAAGGGCAGGAGTATCTTAAAACCTGTGTGAATCTAGCAATCACAATAGAACTCACAGCGGTAGATTTACACATGATTGACGTGGATATAAATGCTATCAGGCTGGGAGATCTGGTTCCCTGCGTGTCACAGCAGCACGGATTGTTGAGCACTATGGGGGATGTCTCTACATATTACTTGGTCAGCAAGTATGAAATTGATCTGGAAAACCCGGCTAATAACAAGATTGTGCTGGGGCGGACGATCAGTAGCCTGACCGATAAGGTGGCAGGAACTTCCAATTTGACGAACATCGTGCAGGGAATGGCCGGGAGCGTGAACACCGCTGTAAACACAGCAAACAACGCCGCAAACACTGTGGAACAGATCCGGGTAGAGATGGATGCAGTAACAAACAAGTTGTGGCCTGTTGGCAGTATCTACATTTCCGTAAACAATGCGAATCCAGCGTCGTTTTTCGGCGGCAGCTGGGTACAATTCGCTACTGGAAAAACAATCGTAGGAGTAGATACCGGGCAAGGAGAGTTTAATGCCGTGGAGAAATCAGGCGGGCATAAGGAATTGCAAAGTCATGCACATGGGCTGAATAATCATGTGCATAGCCTAAATAACCATACACATACTGTTCCGAATCATGTTCATACGATGCAGGGGGCTGGAAATCATTATCATTATCTCGGAATTAACAAAGATGCTGTACAAAAAGGAACGTCTTACAATAAGCCGAACAATTTTGAAAGCGGCAGTACATCATATAAGTCAAACACAACAGGCAACCACGCACATACAATGAACTCTTCCGGGACATGTACCACGGGAGGAAATAGTGGAAACACAGGCGGAAACAGCGGGAATACAACTTCCGCAGGCGGTGGTAATGCAGGAAACTTACAACCATATATAACTGTCTATATGTGGAAAAGGACAGGGTGATAAGAAAGGAGAATTATGTTAAGTTTACAAGAATGTTTAGAAAATATTAAAAATGCTGTACTTGGCAGGGATGTTCGGCAGAGCATCCATGACGGGATCAAAGGCATTAATGACGAAAGCAAGGCTGATATGGAGGCGAAGCAAGCAGTCATAGACACATATACAGCAAAACAGGATGCACTTGACGAAAAATATGACCGTCTATTAGACGAAATGTCACAGGCGAATCCTTCTCTTGCGGAGGTGGTCGACGCTCGACAAAATGAGGCCGGGACTGTATTTACGAATTTAAGAGAGAGACTAAATGATGCAGACCAGAAGCAGACAAATAGTAGTGCCGAGTTGTCTACAGAGATAAATAATACAAGAGCTGATCTGGATATGAGAATTGAAGCAAATCAGGCTTTAATTTCACAAAATCAGACTAGAATTTCTACCATGGATACTAACCTGACAAATTTAAGAAATGACGTAAACAGTTACAAAACAACAACAAATAACAGGCTGACAAACTTAGAAAATGATAGTGGATGGAAAGGTTTAGCTGTAAATATGCTGGCTTTCACAGAATATAGCAGTGGTTCAGGGCTTGTAATTCGTAATGTTGGGAAAATTGTAAATATTGTGGGAACTCTTACGACAAAAAGTTTGGTGGGAAATAAAACCGTGATAGATAATGGAGAAGAAGCAGTGCTTCTACTTCAGGGCATGGAACTTCCAGAAAATTATAGACCTAAAATCGGAGTTGTTACTATTCACCAAGGCAGCGGGAAAGCAATTTTTATGACCCAAGTTAGCCCGGATGGAACAATTAAAATCGGTAGATATAGAGAAGGAAACACATATCCTTCGACCCTGCCGAACAATGTATGGTTACCAATCAACATTATGTATATAGCAAAATAAGAAAGGAGATAAGATGTTAGAAACTAAAAGATCAATCACGCTCACCGGAGAAATCAAAGTCAAGGATTCCGATCGCACCGTAGTCTATCTGAACGCCACAGTCGCAGAAAACGGAGACGGGGACAACATAAACCAGAACATTCAGGATTCAAAACTCTACGAAGCAAACAAAGAAGCCGTGCGGCGGGAAATCGCAGAGTTTACACAGCAGTTCTACGAAGCACAGGACGCAAGGGCAGCAGACACATCAGAACAGAAGTAAGGCCGCAGGGCCTTTTGCAGACATAAGGAGAGCGAAGTGTTACAACAAATTTTAGCAGCGTGCGGAGCAATTAGTATAATCGGCGGGGCCGGGGCGGTGATCTACAAGGTCATTCA